AAACTCTATAGGTGTAAGAGCCGCTTGAATAGCATCAATACACTCGATAGAGCCACCATTATAATGTGGTGGGTCATTTACCATATCTACGTTACTGGCTTCAATCTTTTCCATAATATTTTTATAACTGGTCACTACGCACTTCCTTTCGTTTTTGAGTCAAAGTTTATTCTAACTACATTACCTTCCTCTTCAATAATTGTAGGTTTATTTTTTAACTCAACATCATAGTGTTTGTCAACCCTTTCTTCTACAAATTTATGAACTATATTACGAAAATCCTCATACATTTCCATAACGGGTATGGTTGAAGCTATCATTTTACAAAAGTGCATGACTTGAAAATAATCTTCATCAGATAATGTATTGTCAGGTTGACTTATTATTGAAACATCAATCTCACCGTTCCAAGAACCATCGTTATCTACAGTGGGTCTTATCCGTAGGATAAAATCTTCTCTGTCTATACTCTCTTGTTTCACAATTAACTCCTTTTTACTTTACCGCCAGTAAACTTTATAAACTTAGGATGTTTATTTTTTCCTTTTTCTTTTAGCCATTCTTCGGGTATAATCCGGTCATAGTATTTAAAACCATATCTTATACACCACTCAGCATAACTAGACTTTGCACCCTTTCTTAACTTACGTCTACTATTTTCAAATACAAATCTTATATCAAGACTAGGGTGTTGCTTTTTGATAGCAAGATGTTTGCGTCTATCTGCTGCTGTAAACATTCCCTTTGTTTCAATTATTAGTCCATTGAAAAGAATAAAGTCAGGTGTATAGGTACGGTAGGCTAAGTCTTCCCATTCTATCTTAATAGATTCATAACCAAAGTCAATCTTTAGTTCTTTTAAATAATCAGATAGTTTAACTTCTAAGCCTGACCTGTACCCATACTTACGTGCAGCCCTAAACTTTTTAAAGTCAGGTGGCATTACCGTAGGTTTCTCCATGTAAGGCCACTGTAACCCATAGCTTTCATCTCTTCACGTATCATAGCATCTGCTTCGTTACGTGCTTCAATTGCTGCTCTTAGACCAGCAGTGCGCTTCTCACGATACTCTTTACGTAGTTCTACGAGATGTGCCTCTGCTTCTTTAATCTGGTCTAACAATTCTTGTAATTCATCCTGCATCTTTATACTCCTCTGTTAGTTCAACATAGTCTACTAGTTTTGGCGTTATTGCTTTTGACAATACCGCTGGACGCTGTACCAAATTAGGCCAGCAATCTTTGCGATAAGAGCAGAACGAACAAGTCTTGCACAAAACTTTATTACCTGTAAATTTACCCCGGAATGTTTCATCCTCTGCTTCAAAGCAACGCTCAAACTTGTTTGCGTCTAGTGTTTTTACAGTCTGTTCTACTTTATCTATCTCTTTATCAATATCAATACCACTTGCTGGTACATATTTAAATTGACCATTAGCTTTGTTTACAACCCACCAGCCGCCAGCTTTTTTATCAGATGCTTTTGCGTAACCTGCTAGTTGTGCAACGTATCCAAACGCATCGTTGCTTGCCAGAGTGTTGAAGGACTCAAACTTATTTCCGTATGACCAGTTTGAAGCTGATTTAATATCATCAACTGCATCCCGAATGACAATATCATATGTGCCAGACACGTTAGTATTACTGAGATTAAGAGTAACTTTTTTACTGTCTTCATATTTTACTCCCGCTTCTTTCAGTAATCCTTTGAAGACAGCCTCAACGATGTCTCCAATCATCATGTTCATTACAAATGTTGTAGGCTTTGGTAAAGCTACCTCTGGTTTATTCTTGTCATACCAGAGTTGGCAGGTGGGTCTACCTATGTTTGACATTCTCAAAGTAAACCCACCTTTGTTTTTTTGTGTACCAAACTGCCGACTTAATGCATCTTTAATGTCGCTTGCTACTTGGTCAATGGTTGCATCAGACATTGTTGTTTTGCCTGATACTGCATCTTCCATGTATTGATGCAATGCAAGTTCAGCAGGATGGTTCATTACGCTACCTCGTCTTCCTCTATTTCAATATCAACCAAACTATCTACAACATCCACATCATCTTCATCCATGTTAGCTTTAGCTTTCTTAGCCCATGCATCAGCAATGTATGAGTTATAGTTATCTATCCAAGACATAAAGTCAGCAAACATTGCGTGGTCTTTGTCTGTGATATTGATTGTCTTTGAAACATCAAGCGACACTACAGGAAGGTAAAAGGCATTACCGTTAGGTAACTTTCTTTCCTGAGTGTTAGCCGTAATGATGTGTTGCACAGGAAGCCGTTGCATTTTTGCAAGTGAAGTAAAACTCTCTCCTACAGTTTTAAATGCGTCACGGTTGTCAATCTCCCAAATAAATGGCATAGACTTAATATCAGCATTATCTCCATTAGATGTGATAGCTTCGTTAAGTTCTACAGTGCCAAGTACAACACGAACACGTTTTATCTGCCTGATTAATTCTTGTGTCTTCTCTGGCAGTGCCTTGAAGTCTTTAATATAACCAGCAGGTTTGCCACAATTAAAGCCACCATCATTATCCTTGAGGTCTACATTCAAGTCATCATTCATTAGTGTTTTAATGTAGCGATTAGGTGCATCCCCCATACCACGTACAAAACGCTTGTACATGAAACGCTGTAAAAAAGGACGCATCTTAATTGATGAAGCATAGTAAGTCTCGCCATCAGGAATCTCTAATTTGTATGTACCACCAGAGACAATTTCCATATTGACCATCTTACCTTTTACTTCTGTTTGCCCCATTATAGGGCTGTGATTGATACGCAAACGAGCAAGTGTACTGGCCTTTTCTTTTTGGCTTGCACTTTCTGATGCGATGCCCATAGCTTTAGCCATAGCTGCGTAGTTATTAGTATCAATCGTAGTTAGTTGTGTCATATATTTACTCCTTATATTTTGAAAGTTTGATAGTTATATCAGCTTACATCTTTCGTGTCAAGCCAATTATTACCTATTTTTGCCTCTAAAAGTAAAGGCACATTAAAATTAACTCCCCACCTCAATGCAATCAAATTAGGTAACTCCTTATTTGTATTACTAATTGCTTCAATAACTGCTCTCTCTTCATCAGGATGTACATCAATAACTATACTATCATGCACTGTATTTACTATACATGATTTGATATTAGATAGCAACCCCTCAATATGCATAAGTGCAATTGGTACAATATCAGCAGTAGCAAATGATTGAACAGGGTAGTTCTTTATCTGTGTAAAGTGTGACACCCTGCCACTTGCCTTGCGTTGAACATCAGGAAAAGCAAACTCTCTACCTGATGGTGTTCGTATCACACCTGTGTTTAAAGCTTCTTTAGCCAATCTGGTATGCCAAAGCCCAATTCCTTTGTATTTTTCCGTGAAGTGGGTGTAGTATTTTGCTTCGGCAGGTGTGCGTCCGTACCCCGTTGCCCCGTAAAGGGGCGCAAAGGTGTGAGCCTTCGCATCCTGCCTATTCGTAGGTTGACCAGCTTCGGTAATAACTTTAGCGGTGTAACTGTGTACATCAAACCCAGTAGAAACTTCTTCAATTGCAACTCCATCTTGTGATAGGAAAGCAGCAGCACGAAACTCTAGCTGTGCAAAGTCAGCCTCAAGTATCTTGCCGTCCTTCCAGCGTGAAACAAATACTTTCTTTACAGGAAACGTGCCACCACGTGGCATGTTCTGCATGTTGGGGTCAGCCCCGGAGAGCCGACCAGTTTGTGTGCGGTGCTGCAGTAAACGAACGTGCAACTTACCATCACTCTTAGTATATCTACGTATACCCTCAACAAAAGAGGACAGATACGTATCAACAGCACTCAACCTTCTAACCTTAGACAAAAAGTCTGCAGCATCTGCCATGCCCTTTGTTTTTGCTATATTAGCTAGAGTCTCAAGATTTTCTTTACTTGTACTAAAACCATTTGCACCAGCCCACTTAGCTGATGGTGGCTTAAACTTGAGACCAGCAAAATCGCCTGTGGAATTAAACAGAAACCCTGCAGTATCACAAGTAGTGCAACGATTAGGTCTTGCATATGGTGTGCCATCCTTTTTTATTCTGGTTATGTATCCTGACCCAGAGCAATCTGTACATTGAACCGCTTTGGTTTTATACAGACGCTCTGTGCCATCGGACAGGAGATTGCGGAAG